CTAAGTGTCTAATGTTTATAAATTATCCTTCGCATTAACATTGCACAGTAGTACAATACGCGGAACCCCAATTGGATTCCGCGTATGTTCGAGAAGATCAAGTCGTTTTTCAGGATCGATGCGGCGACGCAACTCCCTGTCGTTGCGCCGCCGAAGGTGCGTCCAGGATCACAAGGTTTTCCGAGCTACCTGAAGACGACGAAGCCCAGTCAGGCGGTTCTTCCACAGGACGACCGGAGGCTTGCCAGTACCGACACAACGACGCTGCGCAACGGCGCTGACACGCGCACGATCATCAGAAATTTTTCTGCAGCCAGTCCCGACCTTAGCGCGGCTGTATGGGCGTACCTGCGCCTCGGCCTACCCCAGAAATTTACGGCGGTTGCAAAGAATCCAGACAACACGTTTAACAGGGAAGCTACCCTGCTTGTGCAGCAGTTGATTACTCGTTTTGACCTATTACCTGACTATGCGTCTGATGGGTTTACAAGCCCAACGTCGATTCGTGCTATCTCTGAGTCACTAGCCAAGGAACTGATCCTGTACGGTAGCTGTGCAGGGGAAGTGGTGCTTGGCAAGGATAGACTTCCGAAGCGTATCCAGCCGATCAGCACGACACAGATCAAGTTCACCTCGGACACGCCAGGCAAGGCGCTGGTCCCGTGGCAGTATATTGGTAGCGAAAAACTGAATCTTGACTTCCCGACGTTCCTTTACGTGTCGCTCGACCAGAGCCTACTTGACCCGTACAGCGCATCGCCCATCGAGAGCGCGATCAAGCCGGTGATCTACAGCGAGGCGTTCTCCAATACGATCACCCGACTCGTCGACAAGGTCATCCACCCGAGACAGAAGTGCAGTGTGAAAGAGGCGGATGTTCGCAAGAACATGTCGCCAGAGGCACAGATGGATTCGGCGAAGGCGGTCGAGGAACTGAACGCGATCATTGCCGGCATCGAATCGAAGGTCAACGGATTGAACCCCGAGGATGCTTTGATCCACCTCGACTCGCTGGAATTCTCGGTCGAGAACCCGAGCAACGCCGGCCTCTCCGCCGAGTACAAAGTTCTGCAGGAAATGGCCAACGCCCGCCTGAGCGCCGGCAGCAAAACAAACGGTACGATTCTTGGATTTGCCGCAGGCAGCTCAAACATAGCGAGCGCCGAAATCATGAACTTCCAAAAGTCATGTACCGGGGCGATCAAGGCACCGATTGAGGAATTCTGGAGCCGGGCTCTTACCTTGTCTGCCCGCCTGATGGGCAACGACGTGGTTGTCGAGTTTGTATTCGACCCTATCGACCTACGTCCAGAGAACGAGTTGCTGGCCTTCAAACAGACCAAGCAGATGATGGTGCTCGAGCAGTTGAGCCTCGGCATGATCAGCGACGACGAGGCGTGCCTGCAACTGACTGGACAACTCGCACCGACCGGGATGAAGCCGTTGTCCGGGACGATGTTCAAGCAGCCGAATGGCGGAGCGAACGCACCCGCTGTGGACCAGATCACCAACCCGTCCAACGACGGCTCGACCCTGAATCAGAAGATCGCTCCGCAAACCCCGAGTACGGGCCGGGGCCAGAACAAGAAAGCGGAAAACGATGCGCCGGAGATTGAAGCGGAAACGCCGCAGCCTACCTTCGTTACGCCGAACATCACCATGAATATCGATAACACGCAGCAACCGTCGGCAAGCGTGATCCGCATGAAGCGGGACGAGAACGGCGATCTGGTCGTGACCAAGGAACAGGCGTGAGCTTCGCCCTACGAGCCTTGCAGGCGCTTTGCCCACCGGACCACACCTATAAGGTGGCCCTATACCCGGAGACAACCCAACTTGATGCCTATACGGCGCAAGGGGAGTGGGTCGGGCAGGGGTATGAGGCGGGCGGACAGACCTTAACCGGGCACCGGATTGAGATGGATGGCGAGGAAGCGGTGCTGCGTTTCAACACTGCCGAATGGTTGAATGCGGACATCAAGGCGCGCACGTTTTTGGTCTATGACGCGACCACGGGCTACGCGATCAACGTAACGCAGACGGAACGAGTGGCCGGGGTTTTTAACGGCCTGTTTGAATACAGGATGCCCGACGAGGGCGTGGCCCGGATTGGGTAATCAAGGAGATTTTATGTCACTATCAGACGCATCGGAAAACCAAGCCCTAAAGATGTTTTTACAGGGAGTTGACCCCGCTTATCGCGCAGGAGCCACACAGTATGCTGCGTTGGTATCTCTCGCCTCCCCCGACGAATCTGCCCCGATTGCCGCCGAGCTGACCTATACCGGCTATGCCCGAGTCGCTTTGACCAAGGCAACCGCATGGACGGATGGCGGTAGCAGCTTCGCCAACGCCGCGCAGATTCTGTTTGGCAAGCGCACTGATGCTGGCGCAACGCAGCAGGCCAAAGCAATGGTCATTGTTGATACCGCCTCGGGGGCAATCACGATGGGCATCATCGCCGCGCTGAACGACACGCTCGACATTAACTTGAACATCCAGCCGATTTTTGCGCCGGGTGACGTAACGATTTCGGCTTCATGATGTTTCACCACGTTTGCCCTGAATGCGGTTTGGATGTTGTCACTGAGGAGTCCACGGTGCAGTTGGTCGAGATCAAGGCCTGCGCCTGCCCGTCTGTCCCCGTCGAAACGTCTGATGAGGGGGTCTAGTGGCGATCCTAGGTTTCGGCGCAATTGCTGACGCAGAAAGGGACGGGTACACGTTTTTCTCTGGGTGGAGAAAACAACCTACTCAAACTACGGCAGCAGGTATCTGGTTCGACCTGTCAATGTCGCCAGGTAATCCCGTGCCGAATTATTACATCGGACCCTCCGGCGTATTTACCCCGCTCAAGTATTCAACCGACGGCGGAATCCCGCACGGGCAGAGCGTAGCGCCCAAGGTCAAGTTTCTGCGCACCTTCGAGATTCAATCCGCGACGGCTACCGCTACACCCCTGCCGGTCAAGATTCTCGACTACCTTGGTTTCTACGCCTTCATCGACGAGTCCGTTACCGACGAGCAGTTCATGACCAATAGCGTTGCCGTGCCGCGTTACCCCAATGGTGCCGGCGTGATGATGATGCCTGTCGTCGTGGCAGGCCATATTGGCGGCGGCACGTTCTTCGTGCGCTACACGAATCAGGACGGCGTAGCAGGCCGACAGACGCCACAACACCTGATGGGTACGCAGATCGTCAACGGCACGATCATTACCAGTGCCGGCGCAGCCAACAACTCACGCGCCCCGTTCATGGCGCTGCAAGAAGGGGATACCGGCGTGCGTACGGTAGATTCAGTCGTGTTTGGGGGCACGGGCGACATTGGCCTGATCTCCATCGCGCTGGTCAAGGTCATTGCCGAAACCTATATCCGAGGCATCGACGCCCCGCACGAACGCGACTTCAGCACCGATATGGGTAGCTTGCCGATCATCAAGGACGACGCATATCTCAACCTGCTCGCACTCCCCTCCGGCACGCTCTCTGGCGCTCCGATCATGGGCTACATTAAGACGATTTGGGTATAACAAGGAAATAACATGGCAATCACCTCAAAAGATGATCTCGACGCAGCGCTGGCCGCAGGGCAAACATGGGTTGAGTCGTCTAGTAAAAATGCGCATAGCGTTACCGCACAAACGGCGGGTATCTGGTACGACTTGTCAAAAGGGGCTGGCATCTTGGCCTGGGATGCGCTAATTGGCTCAGGAACCAACCTGACCTTCCAGCCCGTCAGCGACACTACCACCACGACGGCGGCATCGGCTGCGCTCGGTGCCAGTATCGCTACCACCGTACTGACCGACACCACGCACGGCTCCGGGCGCTTCACGGTCGGTATGGAAATTACCGGCACAGGTGTTACGGCGGGAACGTACATCGTCTCGCTCGGCACCGGCACTGGCTCAAACAACGGTGGCACCTATAACCTGAACAACTCAATGACCGTCACCAGCCAGACCATCACCGGCACGGCCACGGCCAACTTCATCAAGCACGGGGGCAACGTCACCCCTGC